GATTTACGAATCGAACCGTCCATCTGTGATCCAGCCAATCGGCCAGAAGATAAAGCACAGCGAATTGCTTCAGGGTTGACTCCGATAGGACACCAAGACCATTCTTCTAATTCCCAAGAATTAAACAAACGGCCTTGGCTTTTTATGATCGGCTGCTCCAAAGGACAAAACCGAACAGATGTTGCCCGGATGATCCCTTCGGTGATTAGATCAAAAATTTGCTCTGACTGTTTGCACTTGGAAGAAAAGTAGCTTGTGCCAACCCATCCGTCTTTTGACTTCACGATTGACAGGTTGCCTTTTTCATCTTCACACTTTGCAACCGGAATGGTGATGTCTTTGCCGTGGTCCCACAAAACAACTGGGTTAGATTTATACTTTTCAGTTGAACCGCCTTCGGGGTTCAATGAATCGTTTGTTCTGTCCCAAGCCGGGGTGGTGATTACAGCAGTGGCTGACATCTCGTTGGTGTCAAAGCCAACGGCACCGACAGAGGTATAGCCCTGTGAGCCATCCAGATTGAAAAAAGTTCCGAGTTTATTACGCTGTCTTTCCATTGGGCTAAAATTACCAGTTCGTTAAAGCGGGGTGCAATACCAGTTTAGAGCAACCTGAACATATCCAGCAACGAGGGGTTGGCTCGGATTACGGCTAGCTCCCCCTTGGAGCCTCGCAGGACAAAATCTTCTTCACTGCTGTCGTCGCTCAAGTCCATCTGGTTGTTGACGGCGTGCTTTATTTCGTGCCAAAACGTCTCGATTTGATTCGAAACAGGAAGGTCTGAGCAAACACATATTAGCAACCTCTGGTCACAGCAAAACCCATCGTCGTCTTCCATTTCCGTCCGGGGCTTTAGGATTACTTCGTATTTAACGTGCAAAACCTGAATATGGGACGGCCAGTTTATCATTGAAAGCTTCGAGCCAAGTTGAGAGAGCAGATTTTTCGGTCAACCTCGCCGTACTCGGAGTCCAAGACAATCGAGGTCATCGACTGGGCAGAGCCATAGCCCTTGTCGGCGTGGTATTGATCGGGAGGAATTAAGGTGTTGAAAGCCTCGAAATGAACCCCACCAATCTCGTCCCTGACCTTATGATGAATATGCCCGGTCCAGCAATAGGTAAACTTTGCCGCGCCATGTTCTTGCCGATGGTCGCGAGTTATTGCCTCGTGGAGCCGCTTAAAACCCTTTTCTCCGTGGTCTAAAGGCACAAAATTACTTCCAAAGGAATAGTGAAGTAGCTTGGTTTCGTTTCGAACGATTTGGACTCTTGGGTTCTTGGCGAAGTATGCTTCTAATACATAATTTATCCAAAAAGCAGCGGATGCGTCATGGTTTCCCCGCACGTTGTAGACCTCGACCTTACTGAACTTCTCAAGGCTTTTGACGACTACGTGGCGCATGAACTCGCCAGCGGCTCTTGCCACCTTCGGAAATCTACCGTCATGGTCGAGTTGATTCCCGCTGGCTGGAGTCGTAAAAGAAGGGTCGTTGCAATGAAGCAAATCGCCAAGGTTGACAATTGCGATTGATTCAGAAGATGGGGATGTTTCAATTAAATATTCGGCTGCGGATTTTAAATCTCGCAGGCCAATATTCAGGTTGTGATTTTCCCTGCCTGTCTCTTGGCCCCACGCGAACATGCCAAGGTGAGCGTCCCCGATGATCAAATTAGTTTTGATTCGCGCTGCCCTTTTGCCTTTAGGCTGCTTGATTCTTTTATGGGGCGTGATGTCTTTACACATCGCCTCGATGAAAGCCCGGATGCTGGCTTCGATTTCTTCAGCAGACCGCTTTGATTTAGTCCAAACCCTTTCTAGCTCCCCGTCGCCAGAGTGCTGATGGGTCATCCGCTCGATAAAATACCCCTCCGGCGTGGGGTGAGTCATGTCGTGGTCTGGCGAGTAGCCCCGTGTCTTGCAGGCGTATTCTTTCACCCTCGCCGCAGCGTCGTTTACCGTGGAGTGGTGAAGACCCAGTTCACGGGCGGCAGCATTTCGGCTGCCAGACTCAACGATGGCTTCAAGAATTCTTCGCTGGCTGTCAGACCGGCAAAAATTCAGAAGACCTTCGGCTTCTGTTTTATTCATTTAAATTCTGGGGTTAAGTCTCTGGGCTAAGACGAATAATCCATTCGAGGAAACAGCGACACATATAGTGCGCTGGTGGTCCCCCCTCAAACTCCCCCCAGTTTTCTCTAGTCAGTCCGTGCAGTGGTCCGCATATCGGGCAAACTAGCTGATCCTCTTGTGTTGTCCAAACGGGAATAATTTTAAAAACAAGACCCTTGGAAGATACCGTTATAAGGGAGTCTCTGCCCGCTTCTGGAACTCCCTCGTAATCAATTGTTGCTGGACCCATTGAGCTTGGCCGCTCGTCCAGTATTGCTGAAGCAACAGATGGTGTGCCAAGAATCCCCCCGATATAAACAGCCGCAAACATCTCACCTGCCGTAATTGCAGCGGTAACAAGGCCCACGGCAATTACAGTTTTTTTACTGTCAGCGAATATTTCATCAAACATACCTGTAACAAACAGCAGCACGCCCTCGTCTTCGTCTTTGGCTTTTGGGACTTTTTCGGCAATGTTGGTTAAAACCATGTCGCTGAAGTTGACAGAAAACTCCTCTGCCCTGCGCTTTGCATCACGAGCCACGGCGCGGTTGTTTTTCGCAGTGGCGAGACTTGCAAACACTGGCCTGAGCATCCCGTTCAGAGCATCGGACATCACCAAAGCGATTACTGGCTCTACGGCAGACGCCAACCTTTTCTTCATCGTTTCCCAAAATTCACGAGACGGCAATTCGCCAGAGTTTTTATAGCCCGCTATTGCAGCCTCGCGGTACTCGTCGAAGACCGGCGTAAGTGCGGCGATAACTTCGTCCTCTCGCTCGTTTCTTCTGGGGTCGTCTGGCACCCTAAAGCTCCTTCTGCCACTCGTCGAGGATTTCCACGAAAGCCTCTCCAATGTCCTGCCTGAGTTTTCGTGCGGTGTCGATAGTCATAAACTTGTACTCCGTACCGCCTTCCTTGGCCCTCATTTCTAGCACGATCACTTTAACAGGCAAGCTGTCCTGCGTAGTGCTAGCAGGGTAGCAAAGGATGTTCTTATGTAGCTCGCCCATCACTTGGTCGTCGTCGTTCATCAGGACGAACCCTTCCTCGAACAATCTTTCCGGTCTTCTTGTTTTCCCAACCTTTGCCGCCGCGCGGCCCGGTGTAACTCACCCACTCACTTTCGCTTTCAGGTTCCACCTGACTTGGGGCGGGGCTTGTTTGGTTTGACAGGCCGAGAATTGCCTTTTCCTTGCTTTCCCATTTTGCGTACTCCTTTTGGTGTCTTTCGTGGTTTTCCTGAGAAACTGCAACGGCTTTTTGGATTATCCCAAGCGAACGAGACTTCAGAATAACCTCCATTCCTTCCATGTTGTACTTTTCTGGCTTACTCCAGTATTGATCTAAATCTCTCCGGCCAACAACAAACGTAGCTGAAGGGCCATCAGTAACCATTGCCCCCTTCATTTCAGGAAACACAACGCCAAGCTTTTTAACCAGATATTTGTATAGAGACGTTCTTGACCTTTCCTTCGACGTAAACGTCATGATGTCAGCAGGGTCTTCTTTCTGTAAAGCAGCTATGGATGAAATGACATTAGAGAAAACTTCATGTGAGCCGCCAGATCCGGTAATTTTCGTCTTTCCTTTGTCGTCGAAAAAAGCAATATTTCTCACGTACACGTCGGCGGTTGGGTCTAGGGGAATGTCGTCTGCTCCAATTTTGTATTTCTTTCCAGAAGACGTTTCGAAATGCAGCTCGCGATCATAATCGCCGCCAGCGGCCCATGCGTTTTTCTTTTTCGCCGCACTGCTCTCGAAGTAGTTTTCGGCCCACTGTGCATACAGTGCTTGATCGACCCCTTGGTGCAGGGATCTCGCTTCCTCGACTTGCTGCAAATAAGTTTCATGCGGGTCCACGTCGTATGTGGTGGGAAAACGCCGCTCGGCCTCCTTGTCTACAAACTCACCCCAAGCTGCCTCCGCTTCTGGGTCATCTATCATTGACGGGTGGGCGGGGA